TAGAAACAGAGCTAATCAATGAATAACGACAACTTAGAACTAACAGGGGCGGAAGAGCTAGTTAAGAAGTTCACAGAGCTAACAGGACGAGAACAGGCCAAGGCTAAAAACACGGCACTAAAGAAAGGTAGTGATATTTTAGTTAAGGCAGCTAGGCAGAGTCTCAGAACAGTAACCAAGGGCTATAATCACCCTAACTGGTGGAACGGTAGGACGCTAGAGTCTGGTATTAAGTATAGTAAGCCAAGTAAAGATAGTGATACAGCTAAGGTGCATATTATGGCTGACTTTCGCTTAAAATTTTGGGAACTTGGTACACAGTTGAGACGTACTAAGGCAGGTGCTAGTAGGGGTGTTCATAAGCGACATAGTTTTTTCCAACCTACTGTACAGGCTAAGATGTCAGAAGTTGAGGACTCTATGGGTAGGTTATTTTCTGAGTCTATTGATAAGATATGGAATAAGAAGTAATGGAGAGTTTAGAATTAGGTAGGGTAGTTAAATCTATCCTACTACAAGACGAGGAATTAAGTAGGCAAGTAGGAAGTAAAGTATTTCCACTAGTCGCTGATAAAGGTACTAGTTTCCCTTTCATTGTATATCGGAGAGACGGCCTAACACCAAGCAGCAATAAAGATAAGCTAGTCTATGATACACAGGTTAGAATTTCATTAATTGTAGCTAGCAGTGATTATAGACAGGGGCTAGGAATATGCAGTAAGGTAATAGATGTCTTACTAGCAAGCCAAGGTAGAACTATAGGGGGACTTGAAATAACAGACCTAGAACTACAAGACACTAGCGAGGAATACAGGGAAGACACATTCTTACAGCTTATAACAGTAAACATAAAAATTAAATAACATAATATGGCAAGTGTAACCAAAGGACGTGACCTAATGCTTTTTATTAATGGAAAGTCTATCGCTTTTGCAACTAGTCACAGTCTTTCAATTAGCCAAGATACAACTGAGACTACCTCTAAGGATAGCGGTGGTAAGTGGGTATCAGCACAGGCAGGAAAAATCAGCTGGGAAATGTCTAGTGAGAACTTAATGAGTAATGATGGTGAAGGTGTAGGCTTTGAACAACTATTTGATATAATGACTGCACAGACCCCAATAGATGCAGTATTTGCCCTAGAGAAGAACTATAAGACTAAGGCAGATGAGGTAACTAAAGGCGGTTGGATTCCTTCAACTACTGGCACATACACTGGCAAGGTAATAATTACCTCACTAGAGGCAAGTGCTCCAAACGAGGACAACGCTACATTTTCGGCTACATTTACAGGTGTAGGTGCGCTTAAGAAGGTGGCAACAGCATAAAAGAAATAATAATGAAACAGGGCTATACCTATTATATCCAAACTTAACAAGGGTGTAGTAGGTAGCCCAATAATTTTTTAATCATGAATACAGTAACAATTAACAACAAGGAATATAAATTAAAGTATAGTGTACGTGCTATGATGTTATTTGAGGCAGCAGCTAGTAAGTTATTTTCACTTGACACCCTTAGCGACCAGTACCTTTTTCTGTATTGTTGTATCTTAGCAGGTAACAAAGACACTGACCTAACATTTGACAAACTGCTCGACTCCATAGATGAAGACCCTAGTATCTTTACAGTCTATACAGATTTCATGAAAAGGGAATTATCTAGACAAGCAGAGTTTAAGGGTAAGAATGAGAAGAAAGGTGAGGAACAGGGAAAAAACTAGGAATGGCAGATGTATTTAGTATCTTAGTATTTCAGGGCGGTTTAGAACCAGAGTATATACTTGACAGGATGACTTGGTTAGAGTTACACATCTTAGTAAAAAACTTATACAGGGCTAAACAGGATGAATGGGATATAGCAAGACAGACTATTTTTACATCTGCCAAAGTAATGGGTGGCACTAAAGAAAATAACCCACGAAAATTTATGCCCTTACCATGGGACAACTTAGAAGGTAGTACAGGAGATAAAGACCCACTACCAACCAAGGAGGACATAGAAAGACTTAAACAGAAAGCGAAAGAATATGGCACAAGATTTAGTAACCAAAATAAGACTTGATGATAAACAGTTTAAGTCCATTATAGATAAAGTAAAAAGTGAAGTAGGTAATACTGAGACTGTATTTAAGGCTAGTAGCGGTAATATCAAAAGGGAACTTAAAGCGATACAGGGTGAGCTGAGCCAGATGTTATTAAATGGTGTAGACCCTGCTAGTGAGGCTTTTGTTAGTCTGAGCCATAGGGCAGGTGCTATAAAAGATGCTATCGGTGATGCAGGCCAAATTATAGGTCAATTTGCAAATGATACTAGAGGACTTACAGCAGCCCTAGATGTAGCAGGTACAGGTATAGGGATTTTCCAAACAGTTGCGGGTAGTATGGCCCTGTTTGGTGTTGAATCAGAGGAGGCACAGAAAACCCTAACTAAACTTGCTGGTGCTATGAGTGTCTTAAATGGAATTACTCAGCTACAAAATACCTTCATGGACCAGTCAAGCGGTACATATAGGGCTTATCATGCACTCTTAAGGCTAGTAGGAATTGAACAAACAAACCTAACTACTACAGTCTCAGCTAATACTACTGCACAGGCTACTAATACAACAACACAGGTAGCAGGTACGACAGCACTAACAGCTAATACGACAGTTAAACAAGCTAATGCAGTAGCGACAACTGAAACTACCACAGCCACAGCAGCAAATACAGTAGCCACAGAAGGAGCAACGGTAGCAACAGGTGGATTAACAGTAGCACAAGGGGCAGCAACAGTAGCAAGTAAAGCCCTAAGAGTTGCCCTATCTGCAATTGGTATAGGTATCTTGATTTCCTTAGTAGCAGCACTGTATCAGAAATTCGATGACTTAACAGATAGATTTAAGACTGCTGAGGGTGCTAGTAGTAAGATGGCGCAAGCATGGAACAAACTAAAGGTAGTTGCGGTTGGTATCGGGAATGTCATTTGGGAACACATGATATATCCCCTTAAGATGTTTGCAGGAATTGTTCGGGATATTATTAATGGTGATTGGGATAAAATAGTTAGTAATGCAGTACAGAGCTTCAAGGGTGGCCACGATGTAATAGGGAATTATAAGTACGCAGCTAACAAGGAGAAAGGTAAGCAGGCAGAAGAGAAAAAAGATAGTGAAGACAAGGCAGCAATAAAGAAGATTAATGATAACTTAGAGGCTGAGAACGCTAAAAAGGGTAGCTCAATAGATAGAGAAATAGTAGCAAGCCGAGATAGACTTAAGCACCTAAAGAAAGATAGTGAAGAGTACAGGAAGGAATATAATAAGCTAGAGGACTTAAAGAGGCAAAAGAGAGAGCAGGCAGCCCAACAAAGCAAGAAAGCAAGCCAAGCAGCACAGAGAGCCAAGGAACAAGCAGCACGAAAAGCAGAGACAGCAAGGAAGAAAGCACAAGCTGAGGCACAGAAAGCAGCAGAAGAGGCAAAGCGGAAAGCAGAAAAGATAGCAGATGACCAGAAAACCTTAAAGCAGACTATCGAAACTGAAACCACTAATAATAATAAGGGTAGTAGGAAGGTAGAAGAGGAACAGCTAAAAAATGCGTATGGTTCAGATAAGAGTAACGTAATCAATACACAAGGGGCTTTAGACAACCAGCTTAAACTAATCAACGACTACTACACTAAGATAGAAGGTTTTAGACAGGCAGACTTAGCAGATGAGATAGCAGCAGTTAATAAGAAGTATGCAGCCTTAGCAGAAAAGGCACACGATAATAAGGAACTACTCACACAGCTAGAGGAACAGAAACAGGCTGCAATATCTAACTTACAGGCTGAGTATGCTAACAAATATACTGAACTACTAGACCAAAGGGCAAAGGATGAGAAAGAGGCAAGTGATAAGCTACTAAACCCACTTATCGACAAGGCTAGGCAGTTAGGGCAGGAACTAGGTAGAAGTCTAGACCTTAAGGGACTTGATTTTTCAGCACTTACTAAACTTACTGAGGAGCTACAGAAGTCAGTAGATGGTATGAAAGAACTACAGAAAGTTAAGGATAGCTTAGGTAGTTTTGAGAATAGTGGTATTACTAGGATGTTAGAGGATGCCAAGGCCTTACAACAGATACTAGGTAGTAAGATGGCTAGTGACGGTGAGAAGATAGGTGCTAGTATGGTGTTTATGTCTCAAGCAATACAACAACTAGGACAAGATAGTGCAGCAGCCAAGGCAGGTTTAGTATTACAGGCAATAGGTCAGATTATATTAGGTTTTGCACAAGCCTCCGCACAAGATTCTAAACTAGGCGTTATAGGTTGGGTAGCAGCAATTGCAGCAGGTACGGCAGTAATGATTAGTACAATATCACAGTTACAATCATTCTCACAGGGTGGTATATTCCAAGGTAGTAAGACAGTAGGAGACCATAACCTAGCACGTGTTAATAGTGGTGAAATGATACTAACCAAGACACAACAAGGAAACCTATTTAGAATCTTAGACAACAATACTGCAGGCCTAGGCGGTGGTGTAGGTGTAAGTAGTGTAAGGGTAAAGGGTAGCGACATCTACCTAGCCCTAAGTAACTATAGCAAGGTTCAGAGTAAGACAGGAAGGAGAGTACTATGATATTAAGAGGAGATTTTAGGCACTTATCGGATGAACTACTAACCGTCCTAATTAAGAGTGGTGGTAGTGGGGAAGTTAAGGAGATAGGCAAGGATGGGTTATATTTTTCCTCAGAGCCTGTACATATTGAAGAGAGTATAGAAGACATAACAGAACACGTAATAAGAAAATCAGCCACTATTAACTTAGTTGTTTCTGATTACTTAGGTGACTTACTATTTACAGGTGCTGCTAGAGATATAGTAGTAAACATTTGGAAGGGTAGTGAGTGTGTGTTTGCAGGATATGTAGAGCCAGCAACATTTAGCCAACCCTTTAATAGTAGTGTTGATGAGTTTACCCTTAACTGTACAGACTTTCTTAGTACCCTTCAATATACTAGTTACAAGAATATAGTACCCTTAAACTATAGGCAGGCGGTACAAGAGGCAGGTAGTACTAGTTTTATGGAGGTCTTGGGTAGGATATTTGATACAAGGGGACTAAACCTAAACAACAACCAAAAGCCTAGATTACTATATGACCAGTCTAAGGGTACGGCAAAGGGAAAGGAAGGTACTGTATTTGAAGAGCTAAGTATTAGTGAGTTGTTCATAATTGGTAAGGACGAGGATAGCACATGGACGAATGAAGACCTACTAAAAGAAGTCATGCAGTATCTTAACCTACATATCAGACAGGAAGGGTTAGACTTTTATATCTATGATTGGGACACACTAGTACAGGGTAATACTATAAACTGGTTAGACTTACAGACAGGTGAGGTAGTCAGTAAGCAGCCACAATCTATTATAATCAACCCTTCACACTATGCAGGAAGTGATACAAGCCTAAGTACAAGTGAAGTAGTAAATCAGTTCCAATTATCCTGTAGCCTAGAAGGACAAGATACTATAATAGAATCACCACTAGCAGAAGACAGCCTAAAATCACATTACAAAGGACAGCAGCTAATACTTACAGAAATTAGTAGTCTTGGTAGTGGTAAGAGTGCAAACGATTCCTTTAATGCAGCAGTGAAGGGACAGCCTACTACTTATGATGCGTTAACAGAAACGGATTGGTACATGAGGTCTATGTATAACCCAACATGGAAGTTACGTAGGAGTGAAGATATGTTAGAGGTTGATGAGAACGGAACAGGTATTAATCAGCATAAAGTGGCACAGTACCTAAGAGACCATCCCTTAACCCCTGCACTGCTTAGACTTGGTAGTGTAGAAAGGAAAGCAAAGAGTACCGATAATTCCCCTACAAGTAAGATTGACACGGACGATTATTTGGTGATAAGTGTAGGCGGTAATGAGAATGACACAGCAGAAAAACACAGCCCGACCGATAATGACCTAAGAGACTGTTCCCCATTGATTGAATATGTAGGTAATAAGTCAGGTGGTGTATTTAGCCCCCCAGATGAGAACACAACTAACTACCTAGTATTTAGTGGTAGCTTGTTGATGCAGCCTATCTTATATGAAAGTAGTGTAGGTAGGGCTAGTAGGGTATCAAGTTATGACTCTATCCTAAAATATGGTGCTAGGAAGACACAGGGAAAAGAGTACACCGCTATAGTCCCATTCTATGACCCACCTAAAAGAGATAATGTATTTGACCTTCGTAGATTAGACAGTAACCTAGTAAAGTCTGAGGGTAACGATGAAGGAAGATATTACACTAGGAAACATTTTAGCGCAAGACTTAATACCGACAAGCCAACCTATAATAGTGGGGGTAGTTACTTTCAACCATGGACTAAGGATAAGGCAGCCAAGGGATTAAAGTTTGAGTATAGTAGTGTAGGTGATAGTACAGATAAATTCAGTAAGCTACCTATCCTAGAATGTGAACTTAAGATAGGGTCTAAGTATTGTGTAGAGACGGTCTTAGATGTGTACGGTGATAGTAGGTTTGAATGGTTAACGATGGATGAGATTAAAGCTAGACCAGACCTAACCTATAAGGACGTTGACGGCACTACTAAATATAAGACCACCATGTCACTAGGTATCAACCCTAAAATTGGAGATTACATAATAGGACAGGAACACAGCCTACAAAATACAATCGACTATACAATGAACTTAGACGGCAAGGAAGGGACAGCAATACCAATTAAGCAGAGTGACAGGCTAAGCGGTAGAGTTAGTTTTAAGATACTTGCACCTATTCAGTTAGTTTGGGATAATATTGTAAGAAGACACCCAACGTTTTTTAGGTCTACTAAGTGGACTAGTAATAGTAGGTATATCTTAGCACACACAGAGAATATCATTATTAAAAACTTTGCTTGTAATATTGTGAGTGATAACGGTAAACTAGAAACCTTTGAGGATAATGACCTAATCTACTCTAGTGCAGCACAGACTAAGTATATTAATAAGCATGATGGGACAGAGTTTAAGTTTATCACCCAGCTTAGCAGTAGTGAGGCAGTTGAGAAAGGTATTAAGAATGAAGTCTACCTAAACAGTGTCTTTAATACTACTACAAGCCTACCAGTGAGGAGTATATATAATAAGGTGCTTGATGAGACAGGTAAGGCAGAAGAACATTACGTAAGTCAGTATTATAATTTCATGTCAAGGCCTAGACTTAAGGTAGAGGTAACAATGAACGACACAGGGATAGATTTTACAAGTACCTATCAATCTAAGACCCTAGGTAAGAAGTTCCTAGTACAGTCAGTTAGTAGGGACATAAGAAATAAAACAGCGAGGATAACACTAATTGAGATATGATAGATGTAGTAAGTTATGCAAAGAAAAAGGAAAGTGTAGGCAGTGTGGAAGTGGTGTAGGTGGTGGTATAGGTGGTAGTCAGAATAGTACCTTAGAGCCTCACTTACTTTGGGGACAGGTATATGATGGGAGACACGACATAAGCGGAGACCTAATAGGAGTTGGTAATATCGAAAGTGACGGTAGTATTAGTGCAAAGGCTATCAATACGCAAGCAGGTAAGATAGATAGCGTGACAGGACAGGAACTAAGATATACTACTATCATAGGAGGTAGTATTAGTGCAACAGATTCTACCATTACTAACCTAACTACTACCTCACATACAAGCCAATCACTAACCACCACAAACCTAAACAGTGATACAGGAACTATAACCGACCTAACCACTCAAACACACAACACTCAATCACTAACAGCTAAGGGAGTAGATACAGAGAGATTAACAGGTAAGGATATAGTAGTAGATAATCTGACAGTCAACAAAGCAGCACATTTCTTTAGCCTCAGTATAGACGAAATTAAGGCTACACAAGGGCAGATTATAGTTACTCCTGCTAGTGCTATCATAGAGAAGGTAGAAGTACTTGCAAGCGGTGATTATAAGTGCTGGTGGAAAAATACAGACAACCAAACTACAACTACACAGACATTTAATGCAGGTGATTTTGTAGTATGTCAAACCTTCAATACAGGACAATCTAGGTATTATTGGAGGCTATGTACTGAGGCAGGTGGTAGTGACGGTTGGAATTATATTACCCTAAGCAAGACAGATAAAGACCCTGCTAGTGTGAGTGAACCGATGAAGGGGGATAATATAGTACAACTGGGTAATAGGACTGACACCACAAGACAGGCAGCTATTATTATCAGTGCATATAATACAGGCTACCTAGATAAGACAGTAGTAGCCCCTAGTATTGTACAGTACCAAGGAATCAATGACTACAACCTAGAAACACATAGGCTAAATGTAATCAGTGTTGGTAAGAATATATTTAGCGGTGAATTTAGGGTAGACAATGGAAAGACACTTGAATCCTACATAGCAGACAGAATTAAATTAACTGCTAGCGGTACACCTTATATCAACGGAAGTACAGGTAATTGGATGATTTGGGATAAGGCTAGCAACACTTATAAAGATAGTAAGATACCGGCTAGGGGGCAAGACGGAAGGGACGGTAGTGTACCTCAGATTAAGAACGGCACTTGGTGGGTTGCTGGTACTGATACAAGAATCCCTGCACAAGGTAGTAAGGGTGAGAAAGGTGAGAAGGGAGATAAAGGAGACCAAGGACTGAAAGGAGACCAAGGTGTTTCCCCTAGAATAGTTGATAATGTTTGGTGGGTCGGAAGTACTAACACCCAAGTAGTAGCAAAGGGACAGGACGGTAGAGACTTAGACCCAACACCATACTATAAACTCTATGACAGGGGCGGTAGTGTTGCAGTGGTAGGTACTAATAACAAGCTATCCCTAAACATTGACTTAGGACTGATAGAGGTATTAGGTCAGAGTGCAAGTAGTATTAGTTCTGATAATACACCTGCTAATAAGATACAGTATAGCGGTGGACTTATTGCAATTAACAGGGAAGGAAGGTTTAAGCACTCACAGGAACTACCATATACAGGACAGACTACCTATACCTTTAACCTACTTAGCGGTGATAAGCTGGTAGACTCTTATACTATCCCAGTTACAGTCCTGCCTAGTACTGTATTTTCTGTTACAGACCAAATCAAGGCACAAGTACAAGACACAAAGCAGAGTATTAATAATGTAACAGGTAGGATAGGAACTGTTGAGAATAAGGTAACACAACTAACACAGACGGCAGATACTATTAAGACACAGGTACAGAATAATAAGACCAACCTAGACACCGTAACAGGAAAGATTAGGCAGACAGAAAGTAGTATTAGTAGCCTCACACAAAAAGCAGGTAGTATAGAGCAGACAGTAGCAGGGGCAAGGACGGAACTAGATAACCTTAAGCAGACCACAACACGAGACATTAACACACTCAGACAGACAGCTAGCGAGACAGAAAGCAAGGTGTCGAGGGTTGAAGAGACCGTTAGGGATTTCAGTGTTGGAGGTCAGAACTTATTAAATGGTGTTATTGATTTCAGACAGTCTACCCCACTACTACACACTAGCAAAGACAAAGACGGATATTTTTACTATAGGAGTATTGAAACCGAGCTATTAACGGCAGGTAAGAAATACACGCTACAGTTAAAGAGTGATGGTGTCTTAGCTAGGGGGCATGAGAGACA